TTATTTTTCAACCTCTGACAGGGGTAAGTAATGAGATGTCTGTAATGTCAAACTCTCTATCTCAAAGGAAATGTTGCTGATATTTTGACCTGCAAATTGCGGATGCCACTCAGCGCCAGGGAATAACATTTCCGCAGAAGTAGCAACTATAGGGTCAATAGCATTAAGATAATGTAACTTATCAGGTGCGCTGTGTAACAGTAACCACTGCAACTCCACTGAAGGATTTGTAAAATGTTCTAATAAATGAAAGTTATTATGTAGTACGCTTAGTAAAAAACTGGTTTCGTATACTTCCGTTACATATTTCCACCCCTGATATTCAGGTGTATTTTCATAAACAATACCCATACCTTCACAATCACTATGTCGAACTGCTTGTGGTGATAATAGTTGCAAAAGAGACAAAACATCGTCCGCATATTTTTTAACTGGATGACGATTTTGCTTACCTTTTATTTGATCAATTTCAAGTGAATCACCAACAACATTGAGAGCAATAGTAACATGAGGAATATTATTATTATCACGCAAACTGAATAACCGTAATTTATGTTGCTCAATTTGATTTGCATAATACTCACCATAACCACCGGTAAGATTTTTTCGATCATCAAACTGGCCTACGCAATGTTGCATATGCCATGATTCATAAGCCATTTCACGACGAAGGTTCGAATGACTGGCATCAAACTCAACAATTTTTCCGTCTGGCACATCAAGTATTGACTTTACAGTATTTTGTTCACTCGGCTGCCACCCTTTCTCGCGTCGTTGAAGCATCTTTTCATGCTCTTCTTCACGCATTCTGAACGCAACGTAGCAGGTTATGCGCTGTAGTTTTGATTCCAGACGGGTACCACATTTCCTGGAAAGAAATTCCACCAACTCCCGTTCTTTGGTTAATATTTGTTGATGATCGGTTTCGATATAATAAAGTGTCGCAGTTGATACTGAGGCAGTATTAAACTTCGATACCAGCCATTCCGGGATTACATCATCATTTTTATTAAACAGTGAATATTCTGCAAGCGAGTTAATTTGTTGCACCATTGGAAAGTCACTAATTAGCCATCGATAAAAATGGTTGAGTAACCATTTTTGGATGGTCTCATTATCCTGGCGAAACAGACTTCTTTGCAAAATTGCTGTTTTTACTTCCGGGGCATTAATTACATCCCTTGCATTATAATTCTGGTGAATATTTCCAGTCATAACATCCGCCCGTGTTTATTATATCACTCAAAGCAATAATTGTTGACTATAGATTTTTTATCTAAATCAGCATGGTTGCAGGTACATACTCAAGTAAGCCACTCAAGAAAATAACGTAAACTCAATAGTGGCAGCGTCACAAACTTTGGAAATTATGTCTTATATTTGCAGTTTATTTTAGTGAATAATTGAGATAAATGACATTATTTTACATCCTCAATAATTCAGGCTGTAAGAGGACGGCAAATACATTCATAATTATCAGGGGATGAACATTCAGGAAAGTAGTCAGTATCGTCAACTTTTTCTTTTATCACTACATGAAGATTTCGTGTAGATACTCCCATCTCTGCCACTTCTCCCCTCACATTTACACTGGAGCTAAACCCGCCGATTGCGCTACAATGCCCGCCCTTAAAGTGGGGGCACTCCCCTAACCGCTTCATCAGGTGAAGCGGCTCTGACCTGTCATCAGAACGAGAGAATTATGTTTAAACCGGAACTCCTTTCCCCGGCGGGAACGCTGAAAAATATGCGTTACGCTTTCGCTTATGGCGCAGATGCTGTTTATGCGGGCCAGCCGCGTTACTCCCTGCGTGTACGCAACAACGAATTCAACCACGAAAATCTTCAGCTCGGCATCAATGAAGCCCACGCGCTGGGGAAAAAGTTTTATGTCGTGGTCAACATTGCACCGCACAACGCCAAGCTGAAAACCTTTATCCGTGACCTGAAACCGGTGGTGGAAATGGGGCCGGATGCGCTGATTATGTCCGATCCAGGGCTGATTATGCTGGTGCGTGAACACTTCCCGGAAATGCCAATCCACCTCTCGGTACAGGCTAACGCCGTAAACTGGGCGACGGTGAAATTCTGGCAGCAAATGGGTCTGACCCGCGTGATCCTCTCTCGCGAACTGTCACTGGAAGAGATTGAAGAGATCCGCAATCAGGTGCCGGATATGGAGATCGAAATCTTCGTTCACGGCGCGCTGTGCATGGCCTACTCCGGTCGCTGCCTGCTCTCTGGCTATATCAACAAGCGCGACCCGAACCAGGGCACCTGCACCAACGCCTGCCGCTGGGAGTACAACGTCCAGGAAGGGAAAGAAGATGACGTCGGCAACATCGTACACAAGTACGAGCCGATTCCGGTGCAAAATGTTGAGCCGACGCTGGGTATCGGCGCGCCAACCGACAAAGTGTTTATGATCGAAGAAGCCCAGCGTCCGGGCGAGTATATGACCGCGTTTGAAGATGAGCACGGCACTTACATCATGAACTCGAAAGATCTGCGCGCCATCGCCCATGTTGAACGCCTGACCAAAATGGGCGTGCATTCGCTGAAAATCGAAGGCCGTACCAAATCTTTCTACTATTGCGCACGCACCGCGCAGGTTTACCGTAAAGCTATCGATGACGCCGCTGCGGGCAAACCGTTCGATACCAGCCTGCTGGAAACGCTGGAAGGTCTGGCGCATCGTGGCTATACCGAAGGTTTCCTGCGTCGTCATACCCACGACGATTATCAGAACTACGAATACGGTTATTCGGTTTCTGACCGCCAGCAGTTTGTTGGTGAGTTTACCGGTGAGCGCAAGGGGGAGCTCGCGGCGGTAGCGGTGAAAAATAAATTCTCCGTTGGCGACAGCCTTGAGCTGATGACGCCGCAAGGCAACATTAACTTTACCCTTGAGCATATGGAAAACGCCAAAGGTGAAGCGATGCCGGTCGCACCAGGCGATGGTTATACTGTGTGGCTCCCGGTGCCGCAGGATCTTGAGCTAAATTACGCGCTGCTGATGCGTAATTTCTCCGGGGAAACCACGCGTAACCCCCACGGTAAGTGATTAATTTCGATTATTTTTCCCGGATGGAAAATTCTTAGAAACCGATCACATACAGCTGCATTTATTAAGGTTATCATCCGTTTCGCTGAAAAACATAACCCATAAAATGCTAGCTGTACCAGGAACCACCTCCTTAGCCTGTGTAATCTCCCTTACACGGGCTTATTTTTTACGTACAATAAATTGAAATAAAAGGATTTATTTCTGGTCACGTCCACACATTGACCACATCGACAAAAAAGCCCCTCGACTGAGGGGCTTCCTGTTTGTAATTACATCCACATAATTTGCTGCCCTGACGGCAACGGGTGCGGTCTTACGGCGTGGACTTCTCCCGGCTTCACGATGTATCGCTGTACCGACTCATAAGTGATGAACGTGGCGCTGCAATTCACGTTCTGACACTGGTGATAACGCTCTTTTGTCGTGTCAGTGATATAGCGGCTTGTACGCGCATGTGCGGCATGCTGGCATAAAGGACAATGAAACATCGCGAGCACCTCTTCCGGTTTTGTTGATGTTGCCATTTTAGTTAATTCATCCTTATAAAACAAACAGATAAATAAAACACATCACTCATCATCTTCTGTTTCGTACTCCACATCAGAAAGCCTTACCTCAAGCTCCAAAGACGTCGTGAAGCCGCTATTATTCAGAAAATGTGTCACCTTAGTGATTGTCCAGTCCTGCTCGTCTATGACGCGCTTAAAGCCTGACACTTTAACCGGTGTTTCCGTGTAAATATCTGCCCGACCGGTAGCCAGGCTGATGGAGAACTCCGCGACGCCCCGTTGCAGTTTGTCCCACTTAGCCTGAGCGGCGCGCATGGCCTGCGCTTTTGTGGCATATACCGTGGTCAGGGCAAAAACGTTGTCAGCCTCACCGGCCATGTATTCACCTTCGCGCGCTTCCGGTACTTTTGGCGCTTTCTTCTGCGTGACTGGTTTCGCTTTCGGGTGCTCCAGTGCGCGCAGGTGTTTCTCTTTCTTTTTGCGCTTCAGTTTTACCTTCTGCTTTTGTGGCTTCGGGTCTTTGGTGTGTAACCACTTTGCCGTTACGCCGGTATAGGCTCCACGGTCAGCAATCGCAAAATGATGGCGGTCGCCGTCGCTGCGGGTGATGGTAATCTGCGGGATTTTTTTACCGCTGGCCGTCACCCCCTGCCCCGCTTTGAGAAACAGCAGTTTTCCCATTTTTACCGACACCTCGCCGCCGTTGCGTTCAGCAAGGCGGGTCAGGAATTTTGCATCAGACTCCTGCGACTGGTCGATGTGCGGGATTTTAATTCCGGCCAGTGACGGAGCGACACTGGCTTCCAGCCTGTTACGGGAGGCTATCGCCTCAACAATCGCACCGAGCGTGGTGTCATGCCAGGAGCCTTCCCGGCGGGAATTGAGCGTCCCGCGGAAATCTGCACTCCGGGCGCGGATGGTGACCACATCCGGCGCGCCCCGGTGTTCAACCTCATCAACGGTGAATTTCCCTTTGCATACCAGGGCAAAACCTTTCCAGCCGATATACACCGTCAGGACAGCGCCACGAACCGGCAGCCCGACCTGCCCGTCGGCATCGTTCAGTTCAATATCAAGCTGGTCAGCTTCAAAGCCCCGGTTATCCGTCAGAGTCATGCTCATCAGACGGTCGCTGATATTGCCGGTAATATCCCTGCTGTCGAGCATCAGCATGTAATCCGGCGTCAGCGTACTGCCTGCATCAAATGTCAGCGCATCCAGCATTATCCCGCCCCCATCATACCTGTGAATCTGGTCGCCAGACTGCCGGCCTTACCGATGAGCGATTCCGCCTGTTTACCAATATCGCCATAAAGCGCGGCCAGTGATTCATCAACGCGGGTGAGCGACAGCGTAAAATCAATTTTCCGGGGTGTGCCGTCTGCAAAGAAAATACTCCCTGTTTCACTCACCCTGCTGATGACATACATACCGTAAATCATGCCGGTGCCATCCAGCAACGGCCACGCCCGGCCTTCCTCTGCCATCAGTCTGAGCGTGGTCATCGTCAGCTTGCCGCCGGTCAGTTCGGGATAAAGCACACCGGCAAGCGTGATGTTTTCCTCGCCCACACCGAGAAACTGAAAGGCATCCCGTTTACCGATACGGGAATTTGACGGCCAGCGATAATCTGATTCACGCTGCATGGTCTGGTGTGGCAGCGTCTGGCGCATAAAAACAAACATACCTAACGCGAGCATCATTTTTCGTCACCTCCTTAACCGTCATGCATCATGCTGGCACGGGCGCGCGCACGTTTATCCCGCTCGTATTTTTCGAGCGCATCCTGTAACTGGCGGTCGAGCTGAGTCCCCGGCGCAGTACCGCCCGTCAGACTGATGTGATATTCGTTTTTACTCTGGTCCACATAAGAGCGGCCAGCCGGTGCCGTAACCGGCTGATAAGCCTGATAGCCTGCATAAGAGCTGGTCGCCGGAATATAACCACCGGTGCCATACGTGGCGGCATGAGTTCTGGCGGCGGTCTGGTCAAGCGTGCCTGACTCTTTGTTGATAACACCGAGTTTTTCCAGTACCCAGTCAATACCGCTGCGCAGTTTGTTGAACGCATTAAGCGGCAGCATCAACGCGTCAGCCAGTGCCTGCCCGAACATGACGCCCGTATCACGGCAACGGTTCAGGGTGTCCCGGGTGGCTTTGACCGGGGCAATCAGGTTTTTAAACCACTGCCACGCGGCCTGTAACTTTTCGCCCAGCCAGTCAAACACCGGCTTAAGTGGCGTGAACAGTTCCCCCACCGGCGCAAATGCCGCTTTCAGCCCTTCAACCACACCGCCAAAGAATGCGCTGACAGGCTCCCAGTATTTACGGATAAGTAACGCCCCGGCGACAATGGCGGCCACCACGGCCACAACCGGCCAGCTAATCGCCCCGATGGCCGTCATAACAGCACTGCCAACCGTCGTGAAGATTGCTCCCATTGCGCCTGCTGCCGCGATGATGGCATTGATGCCGGTGATAACCGGCCAGGCTACGAGGCCAATGGCACCGATGACACCAATCAGTGCCAGTGCACCACCGACAATGATGCCGATGGTTGACGCCAGTGATTTGTTTTTCTGTATCCAGCCGTCGAGTTTTAACACATACTTTGTGGCCGTCTGCGTGAGCTTACGCAGTGCGCCTTCCTGCTGGTCAAACAGGTCAGTCCCCACCGCCTCATAAGCGGACTGAAACTCCTTAAAGTCACCGCCGAGGTTGTCCTGCATGATATTTACCAGCTCGGCGGTCTTCCCGTCTGAGGCTTTAAACGCAGCGGTCAGTTTGTCCAGCTTTCCAGTTGAGGCGGCAGTCATCAGCACGGCGGCGGCTGAGCTGGCCTCCTCCCCGAAAATAGTTTTCATGTATTCAGCCTGCTGGGCAGTACCGAGCCGGTTTTTCTCAAAACTGGCCTGCATTTCTTTCAGAATGGTAAATACTGGTCGAGTATTCCCTTTACTGTCTGAGGTTTTCACGCCAAGCTCTTTCAGTGCATCCCATGCTTTTCCCGTCGGTGCCTGCAGGCGGCTTAACACGGCACGGCTTCCCGTCCCCGCCATTGAACCGGTAATTTTTGCATCATGCAGCGCCCCGACCATTGCGGCGGTTTCTTCAATGCTGACACCGGCATTTTTTGCCACTGGTGCGGCATAGGTCAGCGCATCGCTCATACCGTCAAAATCGGCGGCGGTTTTGTTCATCGTCATGGAGAGAACATCCCCGATATGAGCGACCTTATCGTTTGAAAGCTGAAAGGCGGATTTCATCCCCATCAGCAGGGCGGCGTTTTCTTCCATCGTGCGACGGTTCGCCAGCGCCATATTCAGCGTGACCGGCGTTGCCGCCTGAATGGCATCAACATCCCCACCGGCTTTCGCAATAATAATCTGCGCACCGGCTGCATCATCTGCCGAGGCTGCGGTATTGTCGCCGAGCTGGCGCGCCTGCTTGCGTAGTGCAGCCATTTCGGCGGAGTCTTTTGCCACACCGAGCACGGCCTGCAATTCTGAGTTTTTCTGCGCAAACTCATAACCGGGCATCAGCAACTTAACTCCGGCCATCGTTCCCGCAGCAGCAATCCCCACACCGGCAGCGCCCACTGAGGCCATATTTCCGGCCAGTTCCTTTCCGGCCTGATAACGCTGTTTTACTGCGTTAAGTTTTGCCTGTTGTGCACTGACACGCGCCAGCGCGTCACGCTGACGGTTAAGCTGTGCGGTGGTTTCACTGATACGGTTTTTCAGTCCCTGCTCATCATGTGCAAGATTGCGGGTATTAATTCCCACAGCGGCCAGTTCCCGCTGCTGGCGTTTAATGGAATCTGTCAGGCGGTTATATTTCGCCTGTAAGTCCTCCGCCGCACGCTTTGCGGATTCCAGCACTTTCGCCTGAGCACGGGTCGGACGTTCAGTGTTTTTAAACTGTGTGGCAAGGGCTTCGGCTTCCTGCCGTGCCTTTTCAAGTGCATGACCAGTCACGGCAAGCTGTGCGCTGGTCTTGCGAAATCCCTCAATACGGGATGCGTGACCGTTCAGCTCGCGCAGTGATTTTTGTGTTTCCCGGATATCCCCCGACAGCGACTTACTCGCTGTGCGGATGGATTTAAACGGGCGGGATGCCTGGTCAACAGCCCTGAGCAATACCTGTAATTTTACATTGTTACTCATTCGTGTTTCCGCTTCGCCGGAGCGCCTTTTCGCGCCATGTGATGAGTTCGGTCAGGCTCATGGGATACAGTTCTGATGGCGGCCAGTGAAATATCACTGCCACATCCGCCATCAGGTCATCGACCGAGAGATTTTTCGGGAACGTTACTGCACCGAGTTCGGCGACAAAAAACCGACCACCTTACCGGCCAGCGCCACAAGGTCAGGCAGTTCCAGCGCGGCGACTTCCTGCTCGGTCAGCATCGGTGCCGTCATGCGCGGCAGCACCTTAATCAGTGCATCGACTTCGGAGTTCGCGACCGCAGCCAGACTGACACCGCGCAGCGTCCCGGCATTAGGTTTCATCAGCGTGACCTGTTCGATAACCTGCTCACCACGCTTGACCGGATTGTCCAGGGTAATCACATTTTCTTTGTTCATGGTTTTCTCACTTCTGAATCGGGGTTAACCGGTCAGCCAGGCTGACCGGATGAAAATCACAGGCCGATATTGCGGCGGTGTTGCTCCAGCCGGTCGACGCCGTTCACCTTCTCAATCATGTTGATGGTGTCGATTTCGACCAGCTCCTTACCGTCCATCGTCAGCCGGAAATAGGTGCAGACCACGGAGATTTTCGACTCGGTGTCTTCTCCCTGTTTGCCCTCGCCGGTGTCGATTTCTTTCTGACGTCCACGCATGACCACCTCGACGGCCACCGTTTCGCCGGTATCGTCGCGCTGGTAAGAGCCTGCAAAACGAATCGGTACGGAATCCACACCGGTTGCGGCGTAAAGCTCCCAGATAACCGAATCCGGGAAGCCACCGAGCGACCACTCCATTGACAGCGCATCGTCATCAAGGCCGAGGTCTACCGGTGCGCTGCCGTTCATCCCCGCACCGCGATAGTTTTCGAGCTTACGGGTCAGTTTTGGTAGCGTGACGGACTTCGCGACGCCCTGATAGCTGTAGCCGTTCAGAAAGACGTTCATTAACTTGAGTTTGCGCGGCATTGCCATCGGTCAGGCTCCTTAATTGCTGTTAACCGAGGTGACCAGATTTGCCAGGTATTTATCGGTAATACGCTGGCGCAGGGTCAGGTTTTCAAGAGGAGGCACCGGTGTATAGTCGTAGTCGATATACAGTTTTCCGGCCTTGAGGGTTTCCGCATCGTTGGATTCTTCGCTGAACCAGCAGGTCGCATCCACGATATAGCCGTTTGTTTTCAGCTCACGGAATTTGGCATTGATGCCGTCAACGATGTCGCGAATCAGCGTTGCGGTGATGGGCTTGTCCACCGCCCACATGTGCGCCTCAGCCATCGTATCGGCCAGCACCTGCGCGGTGCGGGTGTAGTTTTCAAAGAGGAAAAGCGGGTCATCAGAGCAGGTACGGTTACCCCAGAATCGGAAACCGTCACGGCGAATCAGCGTAGTGATGCCTGACTCGTTAAGCAGGTCAGCATCGGTGCCGGACTCCTGCAAATCCCAGAATACAGATGCGCTGATGCCGGTAACACCGTTCACCCCGACATTGGACAGTGTTTTATGCCAGCCCTGCTCCTGGTCGATTCTGGCACGCAGACCCAGCGCACGGGCGGTGGCATACGCGGTGGCGGTGGTGCTGGTGACCGTATCCCATGCGAGGAAATCCGGCCAGATGACCATCAGCTCACGCTGGCTGAAATTCTGGCGGTAGGCTTTCACCTCGGAAATGGTCTTACAGCCCCATGCGCTGATATACCCGAAAGCGCGCAGCTTCTGACAGACGGATACCAGTGCAACAGCCACCTCTTTGGTGTCCAGTCCCGGCACACCGAGAATACGCGGTTTAACACCGGTTACCGACTCCGCCGCCAGCAGGGCTTTCAGTCCGGTGTACTGACCGTTTTCGTCGGTAGTGCCGATGATATTGGAAACGGTCTGCGCGAGTTTCGTTTCCTCGTCGTCGCCGGTGCCGTCTTCCACACGCACGACAACGGTGACCGGTTTTGACTGGTCGGCGATGGCCTGCAACGATGCCGCCAGCGTGCCTTTTTTACCGGCCTTTGCAATTGCGCTCTGCACATTGGTTATCAGCACCGGTTTATTGAGGGGGAAGGTTTCCGCATCCGCATCGCTGGCCGTGCAGACCATGCCGACAATGGCCGTGGATACGGTGGAAATGACGCGGGTGCCGTCGTTAATCTCCAGCACCTGCACGCCGTGATGATAGTCACTCATCCGTTTAACTCCGTGGTTAATGGGTGCAACTATTTTCTGTTGTGCAGAGTATGAGGCGCTATTTGACCTGGCTGGTCAGTGGATGAAACAACAGATAAAGAAAAGGCGGGCAATTCGCCCGCCTGTCCTGATTTGTACTCACTCATTTTCCGCCTGACAATTTACATAGCCCAAATGCTATCAAATCTGACAGCCTGCTTTGAGCGAGTAACTAAATTTGATTTAAATAAATTATAAGGATTCAAATGTTATTGGCACAAATTCCTGAGATGCAAACAGTCACACTAAGTGTTCAAACAAGGTTCTGGACTACGGCTAACTCATCAGTTAAGTTTGTTTCCGACCTGTCGTTTCTTCCCTGTCAGGAGTCACTTTTCGTGTTATTTTTTAAGGATGTTTTATGAGTAATGAAACACAATCATTCCTTAGTCAATTGCTAATATCCATAATCTCTATATCTTTAGGGTCATTTCTTTTTGCTGGAATCCTAGAGAGCTACAAAAAAGACCCAGATCTTCAGGAGGAGTTTATAAAGGATTACTTTAGGCCAATGATGAAATTACAAAGTTCTTGTTCATCTTCACATAATGAACTATTTCTAAAGTATGGAGAGTTATCTGCTTCTTATCAGCTCATGTATAATGAAATAGTACATATGGCAATGAGCCCTGATTCAGAATTAGGACAACATTATGAAGTTCTCCCGATGTCTCTTATTAAAACAAATGAAGAGTTAAAAAAAAGAGTTGAAGATCTTGAAATGACGGTAAAAAAATGCAATATCGATTTATTCCTTAAGTACGAAGAGCTTGCATTAGTTACTGGTTCATATCCAGAGTTTAAGAGGCTGGCGAAAAAACACACTGACACAATTAACTCCATCTATTCAGAAAGACAAAAAAAAGCAAAGGGAAATGCAAAAAATATAGACCCTGATCAACTAATTCCATTGATGCGGAAATATATTGCCATGGATCCACACACCAATGTAAACAAATCCATGCTTGCCAGTGAAATTGATAACATATCTAAACTAACAACACAGCATAATTTGATAATGGCAGAATATGAGGAGTTAATTTTCAAAGAAGATAATGATTTATTTATAACTCTTCATGATCTTTATGCAATCAAAATTAGTGAAAAGTATTCAGGTGGATTTATCAGTTGGATATTTTAAAACATGATAACTCATCAGATACAATGCTAACTATGTAGAACGCGTAAATCTGTGAAGGTTACCAATGTGTTAGGTAATGTCCGCTCCTTGCACAGAGCGGACTGTCAGATTAGGCTTTACTCTGTGCTATAGATATGTCAGCTCATACAACTTATTGCGGCATTTCCGGCCATTCAGGATTTGCAGGATCCACACGGCTGACCAGAACACTGTAGCGTTCCCATGCTTCCAGTCGGCTACGCTCCTCATCTGTTGCCATGTTCAGCCTGACAGCGCGCTCCAGTGGCTGAATAACGCTTTCCGCTTCGGAAAGTAACGCGGCCTTTTGTGATTCTGCCTGTTGTTGCTGTTCGTCTGCCGTATAAATCCGCTTAATCACGGCACCATCCTTAAACATCCATTTACCTGAGTCATCAGCACGTCGGTTGGCGGTAATATCAGGAACCTCGACAACGTTAAAACCTTCAGGGTTAAGCGTTGAAGCATCTCTGGTGATGCCGACAATTATATTATTCTCGTCGTAAACAATCTTTATCGTGTCTTCCTGAAAATTACTTACTTCCTCATACCAGTTTTTTCCCTCTTCGGACCATAACCAGATAACATCAAAATTTTTTGTCAGTTGATATTGGGCAACAGTTTTTGGATTACCCGCAGTAATATTTTTTAAATGCTGCATAAATTACACCTGTGCGACGTTATACCATGTGCCATTGATGTATTTTTGTATTGGTCTGAATACTGCGGGATCATCACCATCGACTTCACCGACAATACCAAGCCCGGTAATTACGTGCCCTGCTTTCTCATACATCACCCCTTTCTGCATGGTCTGGACAACTCGAGTCCCAAGCCGGATATCGCGTACATAACGGGAATCAAAATTACTATAGTTAGATGGTGATACCTGACCGTTAACAGCAAACGTGATGCTGTTATCTGTATTTCTCTGACTGTAAAAATGCCAGCCTGCATCATCACCTAATTCAGCCACCACCGGACGACTTGAGTTTCCCCACAAATTGAATGCGGCTTCCTTCGTGGATGTATTACTGCTGCTGACCGTGAATTTTTTCCCGCTACCGGCACGTACTTTGGTACTTGAGGCAATATCACCAGTAACACTCAGGCCATGCCCCATTGACACTCCGCCATTAGCGTTATTGATAGTCAGCGGCCTTAAACCGTTCCATGTCCCAAATTTATCGCCAGAGGCCGTCAGCATTAAATATGTGCTGCCGCCATCATTCCTGATAAAGAATCCATAATTGCCATAAGCAATGCGCAGACCATTAGCACTGAGTGATGTAATCTCACCTCTTGAACGGAGACCATAAGCGGAGCTGAGTGATAATTCTTCCTGAGCGTCATAGTTTCCTGTCGCCCAGCGAATTACCCCGCCCTGTACTGTTTCATGCCAGATAGTGTCTCCTTCTCCACCACGAAACTTTCTGAGATATTTTTTGCCGCCTCTGGTGCCTGAACATAAGGCCGTAGACATATAGGCATTCTGGCTTCCGCCATCCTGATTAATCGTTCCGGTCATTGCGTCGCCCTGACGATTCCAGTCACGACGCCAGCCGGGGGAGTAGCCGTCCCCATGATTAATGTAAGTGAATTGCGCGCTGGTTGTACCGCCACCACTTGATGTTGTCGGCGTGGTCACTCGAATAGTGATTGCAGATTTAGTTCCCATGACCTCGACGACACAACCAGCCAGGTGGATATCACCACATCCGGTATCCGTAATGATTTTGTTATTTGCATATGACCAGGAGCCTTTGCACATCCAGTACGGATGATTAAATGCACCACGGGAATCCAGCCATTCAATAAACTGAGCGGTTGTCCAGTTTCCGGCTTCAGTGCTCAAAGCGCCGCTATAAGCACGACAGGCACCGATATTTTTCGTGAAGGTATCCTTTCCCGGAATATCCGCACCGTTCTGATCTTTCTGAAGACGTTTTTCAGCATTGTCATAGGCAGACTTCACCGCTTTTGATGTTGCAGCCAGCGTTTCAGAATCGCTGTTGGTGGCGCTACTGAGCTGGACAAGACCTTTTCGCGCTGTGGTGGCATCCTGTGCAGTGTATTTCCCGTTAGCAAGGTCATACGCTGTCTTAACCGCCTTTGGTGTTGCCGCAAGCGTTTCAGAATCGCTGTTGGTGGCGCTACTGAGCTGAACAAGGCCTTTTCGCGCGGTGGTGGCGTCCTGTGCAGTGTATTTCCCGTTAGCAAGGTCATATGCTGCCTTTACCGCTTTCGGCGTTGCGGCGAGCGTTTCAGACATGCTGTTGGTCGCACTACTGAGCTGGACAAGACCTTTTCGCGCTGTGGTAGCGTCCTGTGCGGTATATTTCCCGTTAGCAAGGTCATATGCGGCCTTAACCGCTTTCGGCGTTGCGGCCAGTGTTTCAGACGTACTGTTGGTCGCACTGCTTAACTGAGTAAAACCTTTTGCGGTCAGCGAGGCGTCCGGGTGACGTCGTGACTGTTCATGCTCTGCAATCTTGTCATCAACGTAATCCTGCGTTGCCATCACCGTTGTGGTGTCAATAGTCAGCTCCACTGAGGCCACACTGCTGACGATGATGACCATGCGGCAGGTCTGCGAACGCCCTGAGCCTTCGGCAAGGGCAGGCTTATAACTTTCGGCCATGTTCGCCACGGCAATTAACGTTCCCGCATCATCGTACAGGCCAAGCTCACGCATCCAGAAACCGCCCACCTCCGGCGGAATAACCAGCTCTGCGATAATATAATTACTGTTTCGTTTGTCCTGGCTGATTTTGTTCAGCGCATGTCGCCAGACTTCATGGATAAGCCCGGTCTGTCCGGCATCCGGGACAGGCAATTTACCCCCGCCATCCCCGACGGCCATCGTGGTAATGTTGACCTTCCGCCCTCCCGGTGCGGTTGCCGCTGCCAGCTTTGCTGCACCGGCAGTGGTGATAACGGTTCTGAATTTTGTGCTCATTATTCCTCACTTATCCGGGGTAAACCGTAATTACATCGCCGTCGTAAGCCACACCACCGGCGAACAGATAGCCGGGAATGTCCCGGGTAATGTTCAGGCCAATAAGGTGGCGGCTTGCAGGTTTGGCATCGGCAATCAGCCGTTCCATTTCCTGATACATTGCCTCTGTGATACCGCTTTCCAGTACACCAATATCAAGCCGGAAGGTGCCGGGCGGGTCACTGTTTTCCCACCACTCCGTCACGTTGATGAGATAGCCGAGCGGCTCCACCACACGCCGGATTGCACCTATAGTGCCTTTATGACAGTGGATGAAATACGCATCGCGGATAACGGCGCGTTTTATCGCTTCCGGCCACTTTTCATCCCACCTGTCGACCGAAAACGCCCACGCCAGCCACGGCAGCAGATTTGCCGGACAGGTGTTCGGGTTCCACAGTTCACGAATACTGACCGGCGTTTTTTCAATTTCCGCACAGGCTTTTGCGGCAGCAATTTCAAGCGGTGATGAGCCGGTCGGCAGCAGGCGCTCACTCATCCGAGCCTCCGGTCACGACGCGGTATTCGGTACAGAAAGACGCCTGCGTACTGTTGAGCACAATGTCGGCCAGTGGTGCGGCCAGCTCGACACGCTGCACGCCTTCCACATGCAAAGCGGCATAAATGGCAGACAGACGGATGTCGCGCCCAAGCCGGTGCTGTGCCGTGATGTACGCTTCCAGTTTTTTCACGGCGGCAGCGCGTATGGGTTCGCTTTCGGGACCAGGGTAAAGGTAAAGCGTGGCGTTTATCTGGTATTCAACGATGGCGGCAGACTGCACGGTCACGCGGTCGGCCACCGGCCTGACGTCCTCGCCATTAAGGGCGTTACGCACCACCGCCAGCAGGTCTTCGGATGCGACACCGTTATTTTCACGTGACAGCACAGAGATGGTGACGCAGGCCGGAGACGGACTGGTGACAGAGATATCCGCGACACGCCCGTCGGCACTGCGACCATGATACTGATAAGCTCCCACCGACCCGGCGACGCTTAAGCCTTCAAACGCCTGCTGAATACGCAGCCGGTAATCGGTGTCAGACTCCATCACTGCCGGTGTCGGCGGGATAGTCGAATCATCTGCCGGGGTGATAATCAGGCGCGTGGTGTTGTAATTGGCACCAATCACATCAAGGTCATTACCGGCAGCACAGGCCAGCATCACCGCCCGTGCGGCCTCATTCACACGCTGACGCCAGATAAGCTCACGATAAGCATTTTCCTCCAGCAGTTTGACGAGAGGCTCAGATTCCAGCGTCAGGGTAAGGGCGACCGCCTCCTGCTGGTCTTCCGGGTAAAGGGAAATCAGTGTCGCCTTGCGTTCGGCAAGAATGGTTTCAAAGTCCAGCTCCTCAACCACATCCGGTGCGGGTAGCTGGTTCAGGTCGATAATCGGCATGGTTTCAACTCACAGGGATGGTTAACGAAAGTGGCTGGCCGGTGTCGTTGTGCTGGCCGGTTAACGTGACCGTCATTCGCCCGTCAAAGCTGCGCTCAGTGATGACGGATGACAGGGTGACGCGGGGTTCCCATTTCAGCACCGCCATGTAACAGGCGACCTTAATCTGCAACTCAAGCGCCGGGGTCTGCGGCTGGTCAATCATTGACGCCAGCAACGAGCCGTAATCTCGACGCATCACCCGTGAGCCGACCGGTGTGCGCAGGATATCGCCGATACTCTGGCTGATATGCTCAAGGTCAGTGACAGTCAGGCCATCACTGCGATTCATTCCGAGATAACGCGCAGTCATAGAGGCCCCCCTGTTGTGCCGCCACTGTCTCCGGGGTGTTTATGGGTATGCAGTACCTTCCCGTTTGATGAGAGTTCACCGCCGGTGTGTTCAATGTTGCCGCGCATCGTCCCGCCCTTCTGTACTTCCAGCGTGCCGGTAATCAGCCTGTTGGTGCAGACCACCTCCGGCGTGTCCAGAGTGACACGGGTTGATGCTTTCACCGTGACCACCGGCACCGTGGCAGTAACAGAATCAGAAGCCGTCACGCTGGCCGTTTTAATTCCGCTTACCGTCAGTGCACTGGTTTCAGGTTCATACTCAATCACCGCCCCGTCAGGGAAACGTATGTGCAGGACATCCGCCGACGCAGACGGCGGAGGGTTATCGCCGGAATAAATCCCCGGCAGAACGAACGCCGTGTCGAGTTCACCGCCCACGGCCAGAATCAGCACCTGTTCCCCCACGGAAGGTGCCCACCATGTGCGCGAACGTCCGGCGCGATGGGTCAGCCACTGAAGCCAGTCGGTGCACATGCCGCCGGTCTGCACACGGCAGCTACCGGCGTAAAGGTCGGTTTCGATGATAATGCCGGTGCGAATCATGTTGCGCAGTGCGCGCGCGAGTTCCTGAATATTTGCGAGAGTGTTCATAACGGGAAGGATGCCGCTAGTTTACACTAGCGGCAAATTTTGATGCTTTGGTGAGGTATGATACAACAGACTACATTCCCCCCCTCAAATAAATCACAATTTAATCGTTAATAAAAACTGAAAAACACCTCTCCCTTTCTATTAATTGATCCCCATTCCAAAAAGATACAAACATATAATGCAGTCCTTTGTAATGACAATCTTCCCAATGCTTAGCAAAATAACGCTCGCCAGTGTACCTTGCTACCTCATATGACTCATGATTACCCTTATTATCAACATTACCTGCATCAGGACCTGTATTTTCGACACGAAATTTGAACCTGGGATTAGAGTACTGTTCTTGTGAGTAATAGTACCCTTTAAATGAGATACCCATACCCTTTTTTATCATTCGAGAACAACAAATATACTCATCATCAGACACATCATTTTCACTCTTCTTAAGCGTTGCTTTTACAATGAGTTTACCCCCCTCATCATTTATAGGCAGCAAATTACAATAACGTTCGTTATCAAATACATATTGTCTGTAATTTATTGGTTTGCCTGAAGCATCTTTATAATTTGGGGTTAAATACAATTCCTTGTGTTCTACGCCATTGTTTCTGTTAATTTTATGTTTTAATTGAACATCATCAAGGCCTAATAACTCTACAAAACTTGCACCTATCATAATTGAGTTTTTAGGAGCTTTTTGCTGAAGTTTTGCCGCAACATCAACAAAAAAAGATGTCGCAGTCACTTCATGACTTTCCATATAGCCATATTTTGACCACACCACTTCCTCGTGAGGGCCATAGTCAAGACCAATTCTTATTCCTAAGTTTTCGTCAACTCCCAAATCACTCAATTTAGGTATAACAACCCCCTTGAACATTTCAATCAAAACAACGGCACAGTTTATTGCATCAATTGCACTGTCTGCGATCTTATTGTTTTTATATCGGTCATTACTTCGGAAAAATGCCATTACTGCATCACCCATAATTCTATGGACGTGACCATCAAATGCATTCACTGTTTCGATCGCACATCTTATAATATCATTTTTGATTCTAAATACTATTTCTGGTGGAAAAACAACCCCAAGTTTAGTTGAGCCGATTATATCCATAAACATGGTAATGGAATAACCATTTCTCACCTCACCATCATCCATTTTATTAAAGTCCGGATGACATCCAAAACTTGTCATGAGTGGACCGTGCTTGCCAAATTTATTTCTAACAATATCTTTCACCTGATAACTTTGAACATCAGTTCCACCTACATCTTTTTTCAATGAAATAGAACTTCTTACGAAACCAGAAGATTTACTTAAGCTCTCCGTGGCCAACTGTGTATTATCCACTGATTCAAATATAGCATCATGGACTGATTGCGATTTTGATTTTGAAATTATCTCTTCCAGCCTTTCATCTAATACTGAATAAATACTCTTTATGGACATACAAAAACCTTCACCAATTAGATAAAGCAACCACATATATTAAAAAACAAAGCACATAAACAGCCATTTTTATAAAGTCAATGGCTATGATTTGCATCTCATATTTGCTAGTTAATGCTCTGGAAAGAGTATAATTCAATGCAATTAACTGCTCCAACAACTCCAGATCACTCACTGACTTAAAACTACTAGAATAGCAATCAAGACTACTATAATAACTTGATATATCAACAAATGAAAAAGTATTCTCCTTATCACTCTTAGAGATATTTGGAGTAACACCTTTTAGAGAAAATAACAAAGAGATCACCAATAACCCAACTATTACAATCAATAAAAGAGAGAGAAAAAGCCTATCACTATCCACATCTACCAGACTTATAACTTTGTCAAAATTTGCTATAATAGCAACAATTACAGCTGAAGCTAAGCTTAGTAATATCGTTGATTTAGTATTGGCTGAATTTAAATAAGAATCCGTCCGCGCGATTGTTTTCAGCACCAGTTCAATTTTCTTTACAACATCATCTTCATTCTTTTTACATGTCACTTGTACTTTACCTTCCTATTCTCTGGATTTTTCCAGAAGACAATTAATGATCGTTGATTCTATAAAGTCAATATCATTATGTGAAAAACCAAGTAGTTTACGTTCATCATACTTAATAGGTTTAACGTCGGGATTGGGTCTATCTTTTAAACCATACTGATGCACTCGCGCAATTCGTTGCACTCCGCTGGCAAACTCCACCACCGCGGCACTCTCGCTACCGGTTGCTTTCATAAACCGGTTAGTGCGTAATTTCATAAACATTTCCCGCTTTATCCGGCCTTTCTTATTTCGCACTGGTTGTTTTTTCCTCGGTACATACGGCATACCATCCGGGGCTTTTTGTAATTTAATTCTCTGCTGCTGACGCTGGCGCAGTTTCTTCGCGACATCTACCGCCACTCGCCGACGCCCTGACGGTGACAGCGACTCAATCAGTCCGGTCAGCCGGTCTTCAAAACGCTTAAACTCATTCATCCCACTTGCTCACCAGTTCGCCATTGATATACAGCTCCATCGGGCGGGTGACCGGCTCCGGCGGCGTGGGTTCCGGGATATTCTTCACATGCAGCGCGCCGTCCACCTCACTGACCAGCGTGCGCTCGGTCAGCATCAGGCTGATGCTGATATCAAAGCTGCTGTCATTGTTGATGTCTGCATAAAACGTGAAGCCCTTTTTCTGGCCTTCGTCAGTGGTCATGATGTCGGGCTGATTTTCCCGCAGCCACGCCAGCACCGGCACGATGAGCAGGTCAAAATCACCGGTAAAGTCGGTCACAATCACATTGAGCGTGTAACGCTTTTCGAACGACAGCGACGTCGCCAGCGTGGAGGCAATACTCCCGTTATCCACGAATATCCGAAGCATCTCTGGACTGGTTTTCAGCACCGTGACGGCATCAGTCAGCGCCCTGCGCAGGCTGTCGGGTTTGAGCATCGTTTTCGTCCTGACAGTGTTTAATCATTTTTACCTGGCTGGCACAGCGTGCCAGCGCGTTCTCAAGCTGCCGGATATCGGCACTTAAATCGCCGTTCGTCTCCGGGTCACTGCCCGGCATCGGGCAAAGACTCACTTTCGGGCAGGCGTTGTGGACAATCACTGGCGTCGGCGCAGGCCGGGCGCTGGTGCAACCGGCGCACAGCATCAGGCAGGTCAGCACCGTACCAGCGGCGAAAATCTTCGTTTTCATTCAGTAACCTCGTGATGGTTTTCTCGCGCTGTGCTTCACGCTTCGCGGCGTTCTCCAGTTCCTGACGCAGTGCCACCTGCGCCAGCTCGTTTTTGTCTGCCCTGGTGAGGGCAACATGAAGCTGATTTTTCAGCATGGTGATGGTCGTCTGCTGTTCACTGGCGACGTTGTTCACCCTGTCCAGCGAGGCGCGCAGGCTGGCGTTTTCATGCTTCGCCAGAAACAGCCCCACCACCGCCAGCGATAACAACACAACCATCACAATCATCAGCTTTGACATGGTTCCCGCCCCTCAAGACGCTGACGGCAGGCCTTACGTATCAGCCGGAAGAACACCGACGCCACGAGATAAATCAGCGCGGTAAAAATCCACCCGGCAGCGACCAGCGAGATAAACGTCGCCACCACCACTACCAGAGCCACTGCCCGTCTGCGCCACGGCACCGGCTGCAAAAACAGCGACGTGACAATCTTCACGGCCAGCGATTCCGGCGGCAGCTCCCGCCCGTAGCGTTCCAGCACATACTCCGTGGCATACACGCCGACACCACCGGCAACCACACAGATAACCGTCGCCAGAATCGCCCAGGTGGCGACAAAACTGACGGCCACGCTCTGCGGGTAAATCAGGGACAGTGCCAGCATCAGCGCCAGCGACACGTTCAGCATCAGTGAAAGGGATAATTTCTTCATGGTGTTTACTCCGTTTAAGCCGGTACGCCGCCGGCGGTACGCCAGGCGGTGACCAGTTTTTCCAGTGAATGCTCACGCTGACCGTAACCGGCACCCGGCAGGGACGCCCAGATATTGCGACAGCGTGAAATGGCGCGCTCAATGCGTCCCGCCCGGATGTCATCCAGTGCACCGCGTTCGCGGATCAACTGAATGGCGAGCCTGTCCTGTGACAACGGACTGAAATCCGGCAGGGCAAGCTGTTTGCGGTAATGCGGCCAGAACAGGTAAAGCTGCTGATAGCGACCGGAGGCCGTGGATTTTTCACCGCGACGGTTAAACACCTTCGCCGGTCGGCCATGCGCGAACGGGTGGTCACTGTAGTCGGTGAAAATTTCCGGCTTCCCGTCCAGTCCGGTGACTATCACGTCATAGCCACGGTTTTTCGTCAGCGGATGATTCACCGTCCCTTCGGACACTGCCAGCATGTCGAGAAAGGCCGCGATATTCTGATGCGTGTTAATTACCGGCATTACGGTTTCCCCCTGCCCTTAAAGCGGCGCTGAATGGCAATCTCAATCACCTGATAACCGGCGATACCCAGCATGGAGCCGATGCCGCACACCGCAGGCAGTGACAGGTCAGGAAACTGCACCAGAACAACACCGGCAACCATCGAGACAAAACCACCGAGCAACATGCGCCCGATAAACAGACGCGGGGTGATGGGTTCACCACCGGCAAGCACCTTGCCGACAACAATCAGCACTCCAATCATGAAAAGCGACAGAACGCTTTTTTCTTCTGCTGTCATGCGTTACTCCCACAGATTGACAGTTTCAGCCACGGGCGCGGTCTGAACGTCGGGCAGTTCGACGGCGGTGCCGTGCGGCAGCACCGCACCCAGTTCAGCCAGTCCCGGATTTGCGGCGAGCACGGCCTCGACCACGCCCTCAGTGCGCCCGTAATACCGGACACAAATGGCGTCGAGCGTGTCGCCCTGTAGCGCAAAGGTCTTCATCAGATTTGACTCACGATGCAGCGCGGCTTGTCCTGGATACGCGCCACTGCCCAGCGCATATCCCGCCACAGCTCATCAATGGTGCTGTCAATGCTGTCGGCCTTCTTGTCGCCTTTCGCACTGGCATCCACACCGCGATAACGTTCATAAAGCGACGCGGTCGCCATCGCACACACGGCGCGCTCGTAGTAAAAAACTTTGATGCTTTCACCGTCGATGTCGTCCGCCGGGACGTCCGCCAGACGCGTAAAACCGGCGGCAATTTTCTGTTCGCGGTACTCGTACAGCTCCGCATTCGTCTCCGCCATGCCTGACTTGATGGCCTCACGCAGACGGGCGGGGGCGACGGTCTGCTCAAGGCGCATACGTTCCCGGACGCGCTTCGGGTCGATATCGGGAAAAAAGAACGTGTTTTTAATCACCGGCTCGTCGCCTGACGGTTGCGGGATGACCACCGTACCCTCACCGGACACGGGAGCCTCCTTTCGCGGAATAATCAGCGTCATCATGACTACCTCTGAAAAGTCGGGCGGTGGACGCCGGTGCAGTGTCAGGTGATTCACCCTCACTGACCGGCGTGCCGCCCTGGCGCGGGGCGCATTCGGTTGTTAACTGGCTTTCTTTTTCGGGCGTCCACGTTTTGCCGGTGTCACGCTCCGGGTCTTACGCGGGGCGCGGGTGGCCGCTTTGGGCTGCGGCTCCGGCTTCGGTTTCAGCTCCCGCTCCAGTCGTTCAATCTCTTTTTTGACACCTGCCTGACAGTCGAGCTGTGTCGCACGTTGCAGGTGAGCCAGCGCACCGGCGGCATCACCACCATCACGCAGAAGCAGACCGGTGATTTTGTGCAGCTTTGCGCGCACTTCATCAGGCATGTCAGCCGTGGCGGTCAGTTCAAGGGTCTCCGTCAGCAGGCGGGTATCCACAGACTCACCGGCAGCGTGGGCGCGCATGGCCGCTAGCGCCACCTCCTCGGTGAACATGTATGGCGGGGTGCGGCGGTGTTTACCCGGCATGGTCAGACCGTACTTCAGGGCATAACGGGCAATCTCCAGCGCACCGCTAATATCGCCGGTATCCAGACGCCACAGCATGACCGTCATCAGAATGTCATCCTGTGCACCTTTGCCCTGCTCCAGCACGCCGTTCACCCACGGCAACCAGAACGGCAGCAGTTCGCGTTTTTTCGCGGCCTTCAGCTCTTTTGAATAAATCGCTTTCAGTGTGCGCTGGTCTGCGGCGAGCTTAACCAGCATCTGCTCATAGACAGTTGCATGTCGCAGCGGGGCGGCTTCCCGCTGCGCGGTCATCGCTGCCGAGACCCGCATCATGTGGCGCTGTGCGGGACTCGTCATCGGTTACGCTCCCGGCTCTGCGGTCGCTTTAGCCAGTGTGGAGAAATCACCGACCTTAATTTTTTCCACCAGACAACCGGCGGCGTAGTCTTCCACCACGTAATCAATGTTCATTGACTCGTAGTTCTCCACGCGGTCGAGTTTCGGGTTTTCCTCAATCACGCGGCGATGGCTGTCATCCATGTAGTAGATGGACAGGTTTTCCAGCTTCGTGATGAGCATCGCATCCGCCGGGAAGTACGGGACGCGTACCGCCGGCAGGTTACCGATGCGTTTCTGGCTGATGATGACGTCAGCGGCCAGCATTTCGCTGTTGTCCTGCTCCTTGTTAACGATGGGGAAATACTTGTCCGCCAGTAACTGACGCCCCACAATCACCACAAGGTCAGGGTCTTCCTGATACCACGGCTCAATCAGGTTGTTGGTCGCATCCATCACCAGTGCATCAAGGCTGGCATAATCACCGCCCTTACCCACGCGGATGACCTCAGAGGTGGTGTGCCCTTCCTCGTCAGTGACCTTGCTCATCACGCGCGCCGGGGCTTCATTGCGGTATTTCTGCAGCCAGCCGACCGCCACATCCTGCAGCATCGGATTGCTGCTGCGGTCAGAGGTTTCGGCACGCCTCACGCCGTTAAAACCGGCCATGATTAAATCAAGGGACTGGCGTTTGATAATGGCGTTACGGACACGGAGCTGGAAATCCTGATAACGCGCCCACAGGTCAAGCGTTTTGTAGCGGATATAAAAATCGAAGTTAATCTGGTCGCATTCGTACTTGTTGGACGCCAGCTTCGAGAAGTCCTTCGGCTGACGCTCGGTGCCACCGGCGGTGTCGGTGGTGCTGGCGATGGAGCCGGTGACACCGATACCAATTTTTTCCCCTTTCATTTCGCTGACCGGCACAATGTTGATGCGGGTCAGAAAGTCAGAGGACTCCTGCATGGTGTTCATCAGGGTCTGGGTGACCGACGGTTCAACGGTGAATTTTTTCGACACATCACCGGCGTCGATGCCGTTCAGTTCGGCAACACGGGACAGGTAGGCATTAAATTTAAAGCGGGTTTCCTGGCGCATAGTTTTTCCTGAAATTAATGGTTAATCGTGAAGGTTTTCCCGGACTGACTGACGCCGGTCAGCAGTTCGTCATCAGGGCGTCACCGCCACCACCGGTGGCCTTGCTGCGGCGCTGCTGGGTCAGACTTTCGGTGTGGTCGAGACTGTTTTTCAGGCGGGTGAATGCCTGGCTGGTTTCATCCGCCCTGTCAGTCACCTCCTGCTTAAGTGCGGAAAAGGCGGTTTCCATCTCAGCGAGGCGCTGCTCAGTGGCGCTCAGTTTTTCCTGCACATGTTCAGCAACAGCGGCCACCGCTTCATGCACGTCATTCAGACGGGCATCATCGCTGGCCTGTTTGCGGCCAAAAATGAACTTCACCTTTTCGGTCAGGGCGGTGAACACGGTTTCAGGCAGGTCTTCGAATTCCAGCTCAACAGGCGTTGCCACTGAAATCAGGTTTTCAGGGCTTAATTTGAAGCGGTTCAGGGGGTTGTGTTTTGCCGTGCGGCAGAATTCCAGGTATTCCGTACCGAGGCTTGCCGGGTCATCGGTGACGGCCAGCCCCACCAGATAACATTTGCCGGTATTGGCAAAGTTCGGCTGAATTTCCATTGAGGTGTAGACCTTCTGCGCGGCCTTGTTCATCGCGATAAGGTCATCGGTCGGGGTGATTTTCGCAAACAGCGCCCATTTGCCTTTCAGCGCCGAATCATCGTCAATCTTTTCGGCCTTCAGTTCGGCCACATCGCCATAACGTTTAAAAATACCGTCAGGCAGGATGCCGCGCAGATGTTCCAGGTTAATGCGGCAACCATAGACACGCGGGTCAAAGGTTTCCGCCATTTCCTGAATATCCTGCGCACTGATGACACGCCCGTCACAGGTGTCACCCTCAACGCCGATACGAAAGAATTTTGAGACTTTTTTTGCCATTGTCAGGAGTCCTGAATAGTGATTAGAAGAGTCACATGTCGGCATCAGTTTCCCGACGATGCGCATCCTCCGCCATCAGTCCCGGATGGCTTATCACTGACACAACAGCACCTTAGCGAATCGCGGGGCGCGACTCAGTAGCCTTGCCGTGTATTCATCACGGCGAGGTATTCATGACCATCACCACAGACACCACTCTTTTACACGACCCGCGTCGTCAGGCGGCGCTGCTGTACTGGCAGGGGTTTTCCGTGCCGCAGATTGCCGCCATGTTGCAGATGAAACGCCCGACGGTGCAGAGCTGGAAACAGCGCGACGGCTGGGACAGCGTTGCCCCCATCAGCCGTGTCGAAATGAGTCTGGAAGCGCGGCTGACCCAGCTCATCATCAAACCGCAGAAAACCGGCGGTGACTTCAAGGAAATTGACCTGCTCGGACGCCAGATTGAACGACTGGCACGGGTCAACCGTTACAGTCAGACCGGCAACGAGGCAGACCTTAATCCGAACGTTGCTAACCGCAACAAAGGCGGGCGTCGCAAACCGAAAAAGAATTTTTTCAGTGACGAAGCCATCGAAAAGCTGGAGCAGATTTTCTTTGAGCAGTCTTTCGACTATCAGTTGCACTGGTATCGTGCCGGGCTTGAGCACCGCATCCGCGATATCCTGAAATCCCGCCAGATTGGCGCGACGTTTTATTTTTCCCGCGAGGCGCTGCTGCGCGCCCTGAAAACCGGCCATAACCAGATTTTTCTGTCGGCCAGTAAAACGCAGGCGTATGTGTTCCGCGAATACATCATCGCCTTTGCCCGTCTGGTTGACGTTGACCTGACCGGTGACCCGATTGTCCTGGGCAATAACGGCGCAAAACTGATTTTTCTCGGCACCAACTCCAACACCGCGCAGAGCCATAACGGCGACCTGTACGTCGACGAGATTTTCTGGATCCCGAATTTTCAGGTACTGCGTAAGGTGGCATCAGGTATGGCCTCACAGAGTCACCTGCGCTCGACCTATTTCTCCACCCCGTCCACGCTGGCGCACGACGCCTACCCGTTCTGGTCGGGTGAACTGTTTAACCGGGGACGCGCCAGCGCCGCCGAACGCGTGGAAATCGACGTCAGTCATAACGCCCTTGCCGGAGGTCTTCTCTGTGCGGACGGCCAGTGGCGGCAGATTGTCACCATTGAGGACGCCCTGAAAGGTGGTTGCACGCTGTTCGACATTGAGCAGCTCAAACGTGAAAACAGCGCCGACGATTTTAAAAACCTGTTCATGTGTGAATTTGTTGACGACAAGGCGTCGGTGTTCCCATTCGAGGAGCTGCAACGCTGCATGGTCGACACGCTGGAAGAATGGGAAGACTATGCGCCGTTTGCCGCAAATCCGTTCGGCTCCCGCCCGGTCTGGATTGGTTACGACCCCTCACACCGTGGCGACAGCGCCGGATGCGTGGTACTGGCACCGCCGGTGGTGGCCGGTGGCAAATTCAGAATACTTGAGCGCCACCAGTGGAAAGGCATGGACTTTGCCACCCAGGCGGAATCCATCCGCAAACTCACCGAAAAATACAACGTCGAATACATCGGTATTGATGCCACCGGCCTTGGTGTCGGCGTGTTCCAGCTCGTGCGCTCGTTCTATCCCGCCGCGCGCGACATCCGCTACACGCCGGAAATGAAAACCGCAATGGTGCTCAAGGCAAAAGACGTCATCCGCCGTGGCTGTCTGGAATATGACGTCAGCGCCACCGACATCACCAGCTCGTTTATGGCTATCCGCAAGACCATGACCAGCAGCGGACGCAGTGCCACCTATGAGGCCAGCCGCAGCGAGGAAGCCAGCCACGCCGACCTCGCCTGGGCGACCATGCACGCCCTGTTAAATGAGCCACTCACCGCCGGTATCAGCACCCCGCTGACATCCACCATTCTGGAGTTTTACTGATGAGCAAGAAAAAAGGGAAAACACCGCAACCTGCGGCAAAAACAATCACCGCCAGCGCCCCGAAAATGGAGGCATTCACCTTTGGTGAGCCGGTGCCGGTACTCGACCGCCGTGACATTCTGGATTATGTCGAGTGCATCAGTAACGGCAGATGGTATGAGCCGCCGGTCAGCTTTACCGGTCTGGCAAAAAGCCTGCGTGCTGCCGTGCATCACAGTTCACCGATTTACGTCAAACGTAATATTCTGGCTTCAACGTTTATCCCGCACCCGTGGCTGTCCCAGCAGGATTTCAGCCGCTTTGTGCTGGATTTTCTGGTGTTCGGTAATGCGTTTCTGGAAAAGCGTTACAGCACCACCGGTAAGGTCATCAGACTGGAAACCTCACCAGCAAAATATACCCGTCGTGGCGTGGAAGAGGATGTTTACTGGTGGGTGCCGTCCTTCAACGAGCCGACAGCCTTCGCGCCCGGCTCCGTGTTTCACCTGCTGGAGCCGGATATTAATCAGGAGCTGTACGGCCTGCCGGAATATCTCAGCGCCCTTAACTCTGCCTGGCTGAATGAGTCGGCCACGCTGTTCCGCCGCAAGTATTACGAAAATGGCGCACATGCCGGATACATCATGTACGTCACCGATGCCGTGCAGGATCGCAACGATATCGAAATGCTTCGCGAAAACATGGTCAAGTCGAAAGGCCGCAACAACTTTAAAAACCTGTTTCTCTATGCCCCACAGGGGAAAGCCGACGGCATTAAAATTATCCCCCTCAGTGAAGTGGCGACGAAGGACGATTTTTTTAATATCAAAAAAGCCAGCGCCGCTGACCTGCTGGACGCGCACCGCATCCCCTTTCAGTTGATGGGTGGCAAGCCGGAGAACGTCGGGTCGCTGGGTGATATTGAGAAAGTGGCAAAGGTCTTTGTCCGCAATGAGCTTATCCCGTTACAGGACAGGATCCGCGAGATAAACGGCTGGCTCGGTCAGGAGGTCATCCGCTTTAAAAACTACTCACTGGACACTGACAACGACTGAACATCGCCGCCTGCGGGCGGCTTTTTTACACCCCGTCATCCCCCCTCACACGCTCACCACCGCACAAAACACCCCGCAGACACACAACGCCTCAACGGGCAGACTAAGCGCCGTCACGACGCGCTGAGACGCTGAAAAAATACAATCAGCACCACCGTCAGCGCGCAGTGCTTTCCCCGCCTCGCCCGCCCGCTTCATGTGGCGGTTTTAATGCAGTTGCATAGATACTATGGATCCGCACCAGCTCTGACCGCAAGCAGCCGGAACGGGCATCCCCGACGCATGCAAAAACATTCACTTGTTGCATGCACGGCTTATTTAATGACAAATCAACTTAAGCGTCACCGCAGCTCCCACAAAAAAAACGTAACACCATGATTTTAGTGATATTTATGACTTTTTTAATTGCTTATTTAAGTCCACCATATTGAAACCGTGCATTTTTTAGCCGCCAATAACTTTAAAAAATTTACATTGCTTTCAATACCTTATCATCCGTAGTCTCTGCTTTTTACTTTGAGCTATATCAAAAAAAGCTCAAACATCCTTGATGCAAAACCAGGATTACACAACATAAAATGCAACCAGAAACAACGACATACTATATGTTGTGTTGTTCAGGCTCTCTGTTCGGTGATATGCCAGATCACTTTGCGTTTAAACAGAGCATTATTTCAGGGCAAGACTTCGCTAAATAGTAACTCCGCCTTAGAAGCGCATATATCGGCGGAAATTGCCCTCTGCTTACAGGAGGAGATATGAAGAAGTGCTATTACTGCATTCTCGTTCTGGCCCTCTTTGGCTATCCATATGGTAGTCCAAGTGGTTTGTCAGTAAACGTCAGTAATATCCATGTAAGTATTATTCTTTAGTATGCTTCAAACAAAAAAACCACCTGCCAGGGTGGTTTTTTTGCGCCTGTCATCATTCCGATGAAAGACTAGCAAGACTTCGCTCGAGATGAATTATGCTTCGACAAAAGGTCACTCGCAATGGTTTTATTAGCCGAAATAGATGCTCTTTTATGACTCGAATCAAATAGCTGCTTTAAATTACATGCTAGCGATTCAATACAATTTAGCCTTCTACTTCAGCATGCTATTGCTCCTCATCTGCCTTAGAGGCGCTTCGCATAATCCATTCAAAGGCATATAAAATCACGCTGCATTTTTACTCAAATGGGTAACAAAAATCCAGGCCACTCATCAGCGACCTGATAATTGAAAGATTTCCCGTAATAATTTACGGTCGCGCCACGCGCCAGCGCCTCAAGCTCCCATCGCTGCGGCCTGATACCGTTCTGAGCAAGGTCAACGCGGATACGGGTAATTTGCATACGCTCCGACCGGGTCAGCCTGGCCGATGGCGCTATTTCATTCGGTTTTAACGGGCTTCCGTTTCTTTGCTGACGGTTTGGTGTTCTCAGGCCGTGTTTTAATGCGCCCCTGAGCGCCCTCACGACCTCCGGGTCATTCCATTCGATAACACCGTCATCAACCAGATTAAGCACGGCTGCGGCGTGCTCAGAAGGTGTGGGAGCCGGTAACGAAGTATCACCACCGGTGAGCTTTCCACAGTTATTGACAGGACTCCGAGGCGCGGCGATGCCGCTTTTTAAAGTCAAAGGCTCAACGACCGGCTCTTTCGGCACAATGCGCCAGTCCGTGGTTCTGGTGATATGAATATGACGCGCGCCGAGATGCGGTGCGTAAATGCCGACCACTCTCTCGACTTCTTCCTCGTACTCGTTAACGTCATCCGACGGGCTACGGGCAACCCTGACAGTCTGACAATCGCGCGGGACATTTGCCCCACCCTGCGCGCTGATATACAACGCAAAATCACCACTGTCTGCGGCGGCGCGTGCAGCCTCGACGCGTTCGTCAAACTCATCAGCAATGCTGACGCCGCGAGGCAGTTTGCGTAGTTCACGGTAAGCCCCCATTGTCGGCAGGCCAACCGTTTTAAATTGTGGGATACGCCACGTTGACGCCCATGCGGTAACAGCCGCAGCAGTGTCTTTCAGCGGTCTGCCGGTATCGTTATCGAGCTGACCATCCAGTGCATAGCCATCGATGTTTTTTGAGATGTATTTCGCGATATATCCCGCAGCACCGCCCCGGTTAAGGTGTTTTGCCTGAAAACGGTTTCGCGCGGCTCCTCTTTCGTCGCCATCCTCTTTGAGCGCATAACGACGCATGATTTCAATAATCTGGTTACGCTGGCGTGGATTACAAAAAAGCATCATATGCCAGTGCGGCGTTCCGTCGTGGTGTGGCTCGACGACACGCAAACCGTAGACCTGTAAATCATTATCCTTGAATGCCGTGCGCATCAGGCTCCAGATGCGGCAGAGATAACGCTGCGCATCCTTTGGATTAAATGCCTCATCGTTCCAGCCGTGATTAAGCTGAACGGTTTTACTTTCGCCTTTTCTGACCTGACGTGTCGGGTGATACTTTGACGGCGCGGTCAGCGTGATAAACATCCCCACATCACCCTCTGCGGCGGCGTAACGCTCAATACCGGCAATGGTGTTCATCAGCTCCATCCGGCGAATTTCAGGATTAGAAATACTGCCCATCACCTTACTGATAAGGTCGATGCGCTCGCCGGTTTCCCTGTTTTCAAGGTCACACGATTTAAGAAATTCCAGATTTGCCTGGCGGCGCGCACGCACATCACGAATGGCATGTTTACTGGCATAAGGAGAACGGTCTTTATTGACCTCCCCGACAGCAATCAGTAACGCCTCATGCCAGCGCATACGCTGGCCTTTAAGCTGATGAGTCCACCACTCATCGTTAAACAGGCGGGCAATGGCAGAATATGCCTGCCTCGTGGTCATCTGCCCTTTACGGTATTTTTTCCAGTAAAGCGGGGAAATATTGAAAGCACGTGCAGCGCCAGCAACATGACCATAGAGGTGAGCCTGCGCCTCATCCGTAAACAGCGATTCTTTTTCGCCATGTGCATCAACCCAGGCATCGCAGAGTTCCTCATACATCATGAAAAGCTGCGATGAGATACGGGCAGCAAACTTTTTCAGCTCCTTGTCATTCATCCCCGGCAGGCGCGCATACTGGTCGCGCTCTGCCAGAAACAGCAACGACGCGTCGGTGTTCATTTCATGGCGCTGATTCACATGCTCAATGCGCGGCCATAAACGACGCTGAAAAGTGGATGTGAGGAAATAAAACCCGTGCACCGGGCTTTTATTGCGCCGGATGTAGTCATAGCGTGAAGTAAACAGCGAGCGCAAAAAGTAAGGCAGACGGTTAATCGTGGATAAAACCCCTTGCACCTGACGCATCTCGTCACGTGTAAGGGGTCTTTCGCGCCCGACAGCCTCGCGTGGCGCGTTCCATGCATAAGCACCGGTAAACGCCTTACCGGTGCCTGCGGCAAATGCTGACGGAGGGACAAAACGCCCGGAGGCTTTAACGGCCATATGAGCCAAAAGCCTCTGAACAACGCCTGCTGAGTTGCTCAACCTGCGCGTTTAAATCAGCAAAAGACTTTGCGCTTCCGGTCAGAATATCGTGATGTATCAGGCCTGAAACGAGCTGGCTTAATTTCGGGTAATAACCAACCACCGCCAGCCATTCCTGACCGGCGTTTTTACCGCTTTCCGCTCTCTTTTTCTCGTGGAGAATAAACTGAAAGCTGTCACTGGTAACGACATAACGTTCGCCAATTTCAATACGAATACTCATGCCGTTCTCCGGTAATGTTTGTTTTTTGCTTCAAAGACTGACTGACAGGAAACACAACGCGTGGCTGACGGGTAAGCCGCACGACGGGCAGCAGGTATTGGCGCGTCACACTCTTCGCAAACCAGCGCAGAAGCACCGCAATGTTTTACCCTTGCCGCGTTAATCTGGCGCTCCAGTAATTCAGCCTGTTGTTCCTGAACAAAATCTACGTTGTCCGGCATTACCAGTTCCTTTTGTCGTTCAGTTTTTTAAATTCATCAGCGCAATAGCTGGCGATTTCTGTCGTTAATTTCGTCAGTTCATCCACGGAGGAAATTTGCTTGTGAAATACAGCTCGTTTAACAAGTAAATTGACCACATCAGACAGGAGGTTTAATTCATTCTGATAAATCGCGATAACAGATTCAGTGATGTCGCGTTTTTCTTTATCAAGACAAAGTTGAATAAGAGACAAATCGCCATTTTTCATAACGGCGATTTTTAAGGCGTTATTCAGTAATACAACTGAATGAGAACAGGACATCAAAGCACCTCCCCGCGAGACAATCCGATATTGTGAAATTTTTCCGACTCCTGACTGAGCAGCTCGACTATCTCCACGCGGGATAACTCCGCCTTTGTGATGTGGCGAATCATGGTGTCAAGATGAGAAGAAAAGCGCGTCGCAGCGTCAGCCTGTGCTTCGGTTCTGGCCTGTTGCAGCAGTAATGCGTATTTACCGCACTGATTTTCAGAAACTGTATGCATGACTTTCTCCAGGCAAAAAGAAGCCCCGCACGATTAAGTGCGTTAAAAACTCTGGTTAATTATTTAATGCAGATATTGCTCTGGTTTTACCGACGTCAGAATTGTCGGTGCATACTCAAACAGGCTGAATAATTCACGTAATGCACGGAATAAAGCATCACGCCAGTAACATGATTCTTCATTAATTCGCCAGTATGGCTGGTTGAATTCTTTTTCAGTCAATCCGGCATGCATAAATAAAGTACGACGCTGACTGACTGTTAAAAAACTAATATATGCATACTCACTTGCGCCAACCTGACGGCGTTTTGAGAATGCCCCACGCAATTCATCAATTGCACAAACCAGCCGTTCACGTTCGACGTCGTTCATTTCTTCAAAACGCATCGTTGCGTGACGCTGTTTTAACTGCGCATGGAAGCAAACCGTTAACCGTTCGCGCTCCATCATCTGATTATAATAATCACATGTATCCTGCCAGCGAGGAACGGCAAGATGCTTACCAATTATCCGGCGCATAGCTGCTGGCTGTTTTTCAACGAGATTGAGCGTCATCACTGTCATTTCCAGACCCTCCGGCTTTTCAGAAAGGTCAGAGCCTTTTTTAACGAACTCTGTTTTTTGGTGCGGATAATGATTCCCTTACGCCCCTTACCGTGGGTGATGGTGAAGTCAATCGCCCTGGGGCTTTCGTTACGCAATAACTGAGCAATACAACGAGGCTCATTCATACGGTTCTCCTTAACGTGGTTCACCGAGACCTAACCACATCAACCAGCCGTCACGAATCTCTTTAGGACGGCTTTCATAAGCCAGTTTTAGTCCGTTATTCCATGCCGGAAGGTATACCCAATATTCACCAGCACGCCCCGATACTGACTGAGGGTCAGTAATCTCAATAACTGGTAATTTCCCTTTCTCAATCATGCCCCTTACAGCTCTTGGAGTTTTACCAATGAGTTTTGCAAACTCCTGATAAGGCACGGCATCAGTCACGCTTACAAGCTGTCTATTCATCTGCTACGATTCTCCCTTAGTGCTTCTAATGGCTCCTAATGGCTAATTATTGCCTAAAAGGATAACTCCAGAAGCACAACATTTCACACTATCAGCAAGAAATTACGCAATCGGAGTAATTATGTCAATAGACGTTTCGGAGAAGTTGAAGCTAATCCGTGAATCTGAAAGGTTAAACCGTAAAGAATTCAGTGAATTAACTGGTGTAGCCTACAGCTCACTTTCGAGCTATGAGAGCCGGTCAAAAAACGCTGGAGTTGAAGCCATAATGAAGGTCTTACAACATCCCAGATTTACTAAATATACTTTGTGGTTCATGACTGATCAGGTAGCTCCAGAAGCCGGGCAAATTGCGCCCGCTCTCGCACACTTTGGGCAAAACGAAACAACGTCGCCCCACTCCGGTCAAAAGACTGGTTAACAATTTATCGTGAATATATTCATCACAAGTGCCTACTATTGGTGGCTAAATTTCAGCCACCACGAAAAAAGCGATTAGTAGTAGCAAAAAAAAGTACCACTCGGAGGGTTTTCTGATGGCAATCAAAAAACTCGATGATGGTCGATATGAAGTGGACATCCGCCCTACTGGACGTAACGGAAAACGCATCCGTAGGAAGTTTGATAAGAAAAGCGAAGCTGTCGCTTTCGAAAAATACACGTTGTACAACCACCACAATAAAGAATGGCTATCAAAACCAACAGACAAACGACGTCTGTCGGAACTGACACAGATCTGGTGGGATTTAAAGGGTAAACACGAAGAGCATGGGAAATCTAATCTTGGAAAAATTGAAATCTTCACAAAAATAACGAATGACCCATGCGCATTTCAAATCACGAAATCCCTTATCAGCCAGTACTGCGCCACCCGAAGAAGTCAGGGTATTAAACCTTCGAGTATCAATCGTGATTTAACATGTATTAGCGGCATGTTTACAGCCCTGATTGAAGCGGAGTTATTCTTTGGTGAGCACCCTATCAGAGGGACAAAGAGGCTTAAGGAGGAAAAACCAGAAACAGGCTATCTCACACAGGAAGAAATTGCCTTACTGCTTGCAGCACTTGACGGCGACAATAAAAAGATTGCGATTCTTTGCCTGAGTACAGGAGCACGTTGGGGAGAAGCAGCTCGTTTGAAAGCAGAAAATATCATCCATAACCGCGTCACGTTTGTTAAAACGAAAACAAACAAACCACGCACCGTCCCGATCTCAGAGGCTGTTGCCAAAATGATCGCGGATAACAAACGAGGTTTTTTATTCCCTGATGCTGATTACCCTCGCTTCAGACGAACAATGAAAGCAATAAAACCGGATTTGCCAACGGGGCAAGCCACACATGCACTAAGGCACAGCTTTGCCACTCATTTCATGATTAATGGAGGAAGTATTATCACGCTACAACGGATACTAGGTCACACGCGGATTGAGCAAACTATGGTTTACGCTCATTTTGCGCCAGAGTACCTTCAGGACGCCATTTCTCTTAATCCGCTAAGAGGTGGTACTGAAGCCGAGAGTGTCCACACAGTGTCCACAGTAGAGTAACGTTTAAGGGCTTTCAGTGGTAATTTATGCCGCTCAAACCCGCATTGTACCGTTGAAAGCCCCTACTGGTGATACCCTAAATCTCCCTTACACGGGCTTATTTTTTATGCATAAGCCCTATCCCTGGTCACCGTCTTCCATTGACCACATCGATAGAATCCTCCTTCATAGCACGATGCTTTTCACTTATCGACATCGTGCTCGCACAGGTTCCGGTTACGCACAGCCAGAACGCGCATGTTTGACGCTTACCAAAAAATGAACCTAAAGCATTGGAACATTTTTGACATCATTTTCTGATGGCTGCATAAAATAAAAATTCTGCTTTAGTTTCATCTATCTGTTTGTCATTATTACTCACATTCAATAATGGTGTTGAAGAATATCCCATCACAGATAAAATAAATATGTGCATGGTAGTCTTGAATCTATTCTCACTCTCCACATTTGAATGTCAGACGAGCGACGCCATGTAATCCTGCACCTTCTGTCTTCAGGTCAACTATCTGCATTTTTTTGCCCTGAGTAACACAGAAATGAACTGCATCATTTTTTACTATATTTTCTGCACCAGATATTCTACCCCTGGCTAAAGAAGCTTCGGCTTCGGTGTAGTATTGGTTATCGAGTTTACGCTGAATATTACTTTTATATGCAAGACCAAATTTACCGATACTTGTCTCATCATTATGTACAGCACACCCAGACATAAGAAAAACACTAATTAATGATATAGCAGCTATCTTTTTCAT